ACCCTTTCCCCCTCCGGCGCGCGGGCGCGCGTGAACCCTTTTTTCCGGAGGGAGGTGCCAGGATGAAACTGACAAAGAGGGAGCAGGAGATCGCCGATCGGATGAGGCGGCTCGGGGTTTATAAACCGGAGTTCGACGAGACGATCAGGCGGTACCGGAAGCTGAGTGACGAGTTCGGGAAGATCTACGCGCAGTACAGGAAGGACGGGTATTCGTTTGAGACGCGCGGGCCGCAGGGCGTGAAGAAGGCGCCGGTCGTGGTGACGCTCGAAGCGCTCCGGAGGGATCTGCTTGATCTGGAGGACGCGCTGGGGCTGAGTCCGCGGGGGCTGAAGAAACTCCAGGAGGAGCCGTTCAAGGCGGAGCGGAAGGCGCGGAAGACGGACCTGCTGATCTGATATGGCCGGGAAGTACGAGTCGGAGGTTTTCCGGTATGTAGACGCGGTGATCTCCGGGGAGAGGGTCGCCGGGGAGGATCAGATCCTTGCGTGCCGGAGGTTCCGGGAGGACTGGGAATCCGGGCGGTGGGATGTGCGGACGGCTGAGGCGGATTTTGTGATCGACAAGATCCAGACGCAGTTCGTGCACCGGAAGGGCGAGGCGCTGGACGGGACGCCGCTGAAGGGGAAGCCCCTGATTCTCGAATGCTGGCAGAAATTCATCGTCTACGCGATCCTGGTATTTTATATTCCCGGCACGCAGCTCCGCCGGATCAAAGAGGCGTTCATCATGATCCCGCGGAAGAACGGGAAAACGCTGTTCATGGCGGCGCTGGCCTGGGCGCTGGCCCTGCTGTCGGTGAAATCCGGAGCGACCATCTACATCGCGGCGGCGGCGCTGAGGCAGGCCATGGAGTCCTTCAAGGCCATCGAGAACAATCTGACCACCCATCTCTACGCTTCGCGGGAGGAGGCAACGGATCCGGCGGAGGGCTGGAGGATCCTCGACAACAACCAGGCCCACGTCATCGAGAACCGGGATCTGGGAGAGGGATCCGTCTACATCGAGGCGCTGGCGGCGAACCCGGACCGGCAGGACTCCCTCGGATGCAACATCGCCATAGCGGACGAGATCCACGCCTTCAAGTCGGCCAAACAGTACGACATCCTGAGGCAGGCCATGAAGGCGTACTCCAACAAGCTCATGATCGGCATCTCCACGGCCGGGGACGGAGGGCGGAACTGCTTCTGCGCCCAGCGGCTCAAGCTGTGCCAGAAGATCCTCCGGACGGAGAAGAAGGACCCGTACGCGGAGAGCCTGTTTATATTCATCTGCAAGGCGGATGAGGACGCGGACGGAAACGTGGACTATCTGGATCCGGTTCAGCACCGGAAGGCCAATCCGAACTACGACGTCTCCGTCCGCGGCGAGGATCTCATGGCGGAGGCCATCGAGGCCCAGGCCGATCCACAGCAGCGCTCCGAGTTTCTGGCCAAATCCCTGAACATCTTCGTGGCGGACTCCCGGTCCTATTTCCGGGTGGAGGAGTTCGAGCAATCCGACGCGGGGTATTCCTGGACCCTCGACGAGCTGGCCCGGCTCCCGATCCGGTGGTACGGCGGCGCGGACCTGTCGAAAAAGTTCGACCTCACCGCGGCCTGTCTTTACGGGAATTACAACGGCGTGGACATCGTGATCCCGCACTGCTGGTTCCCGCTGACGCAGGCGGACGCCAAGGCCCAGGAGGACAACATCCCGCTCTTCGGCTGGGCGGACGACGGGTGGCTGACCATGTGCAATGACGACACGGTGAATCAGGCCGACGTGGTGGCATGGTTCGCGGCCATGAAGAAGCGGGGCTTCAGGATCCGGCAGGTGGGCCAGGACCGGCGGTTTGCCCGGGAGTTTTTCCTCGGCATGAAGAAGGCCGGGTTCCGGATCGTGGACCAGCCGCAGTATGTGTACGTGAAAAGCGAGGGCTTCCGGCGGATCGAGGATCAGGCCAAACGGAAGAAGCTGTATTTCCTGCACGCGGAGCCGTTCCTGTACTGCGTCGGGAACGTATGGGGCCTCGAGATCACGGACGGCATGATCAAATACGGGAAGTACGACGACAAGCTCCGGATCGACGTATTCGACGCGGCGGTGTTCGCCTGCTGCCGGATGCTGGAGGACATGGAGAAGCTGGAGAAGGAGAAGGCATGGACGGAGGAATGATTCAGCTCCGGCGGGGAGACTGCCTCGAGCTCATGCGCGGAATTCCGGACGGATCCGTGGACATGGTTCTCTGCGACCTGCCCTATGGGACGACGCGGAACCGCTGGGACACGGTCATCCCGTTCGGGCCGCTGTGGGAGCAGTATCACCGGATCGTCAAACCGGACGGCGCGGTGTGTCTCTTCGCCCAGATGCCCTTCGCGGCCGCGCTGGTCATGAGCAATTCACGGGAGTTCCGCTATGAATGGATTTGGCAGAAATCCAACAAGACCGGGTTTCTGAACGCGAAAAAGCGGCCGCTGAAGGAACATGAGAATATTCTGGTTTTCAGCCGGAGACCGCCGGTGTATCATCCGCAGATGGCCGCCGGGGAAAATCATTCAAGAGCGGCCGGAAAAAGATCAGACAATTATGGGAAGTTTCATGCGGTGCCCTCTCAAAGCTGCGAATACTATCCTGGCGATATAATCCCGTTCAAAAGCGTTTTCCACACGCACGAAAAACAGTACCATCCGACGCAGAAGCCAGTTGCCCTGCTGGAATACCTGATCAAAACCTACACCGAGGCCGGGGAGACGGTCCTTGACAACTGCATGGGGAGCGGATCGGCGGGCGTGGCGTGCGTCCATACGGGCCGGAGGTTCATCGGGATCGAGCTGGAGCCGGAGTATTTCGCGGCGGCGGAGAACCGGATCGGCGCCGCCAGACAGCAGATCAGAATCGAGGAGGAAGCATGAGCAGAAAGAAAGGGCAGAGGTCGCGGGACACTCCCGCAGTAAAAGTGAAGGCCGGGGAGGTGGCCGGGCCGGTGGTGTCCAGACGCGGGATCACCATAGGCGGGATGACCGGAGGGGAGGCGCTCGAGGCGTTTCTCCGGGACGGGGATTATATCCCGCTCTACGAGGCGCCGGAGGTCCGGATGTGCGTGCACCAGTACGCGGATCTGGTATCCAACATGACGGTGCGGCTCATGGAGAACACGGACCGGGGGGACAGGCGGGTGAAGAACGAGCTGGCCGCCTTCCTCGACCGGACGCCGTCGAAGGCCATGAACCGCAAGACGTTGATGTACTGGATCGTGGAGACGATGCTCACGGCCGGGGACGGGAACGCGGTGATCCTGCCGGAGTACGACGGGGAGTTCCTCTCCGATCTGGTGCCGCTGGATCCGGCGCAGGTGATCTTCGAGGACGCGCCGGGGGCGGAGAGGTACCGGGTGCGCTACGGCGGGGCGGTGTTCCGGCCGGAGGAGGTGCTTCACTTCCGGATCAATCCGGACATCTCCCGGCCCTGGATCGGGCACGGGTTCCGGCTGCCGCTGCGGAAGATCGTGAACGCCATCGCCCAGGCGGGCCGGACGAAGGAGAATCTGCTGAAATCCCCGGTGCCGTCGCTGATCATCAAGCTGGACGGGCTGGCGGATGAATTCCAGACGAAGGACGGCCGGGACAAGCTCCTCGACCAGTACGTGCTGAACAAGGACTCCGGAAAGCCCTGGGCGATTCCCGCCGAGATGGTGGACGTGAAGGAGGTCAAGCCCTTGTCCATTTCGGACCTCGCCATTTCCGAAAATCTCAAGCTGGATCAGACGAAGATCGCCTGTCTCATGGGCGTTCCGCCGTTTACGGTCGGCGTGGGCGACTATAAGGACGACGCCTATAATTTCTTCGTGAACCAGGCGGTGCGGGGCGTGGCGTCGGTGATCGAGCAGGAGATGACCCGGAAGCTGATCCTGAATCCGGACTGGCACATCCAGCTCAATCCGCGGAGCCTTTATAATTATAAGCTCTCGGAGCTGGTGACGGCGGGGAAGGAGCTGGTGGACCGGGCGGCCATGCGGCGGAACGAGTGGCGCGACTGGATCGGGCTCTCTCCGGACGAGGGCATGGACGAGCTGTACCTGCTCGAAAACTATCTGCCGACCAACCGGCTCGGCGATCAGAAAAAACTCAAGGAAGGAGGGGAGAGCAATGGAGATTCAGACGCGTGAGGCCGTGCGGGAGCGCTCCCCGTTCACCGTCCGGGAGGAGGGCGGAGAGATCTTCGTGGAGGGGTACTTCGCCCGGTTTGACGACGTGTACGACATGGGCTGGGGCGTCACCGAGACCGTGGACCGGCACGCCTTCGACAAGACCCTCGGGGACGATGTGCGGGTGCTGATCAACCACGACACCACGAAGGTGCTGGGGAGGACTGCCGCCGGGACCGCATCGCTCCGGGCGGACGACACCGGGCTCTGGGCGTCCTGCCGGATCAACCCCGAGGACACGGACGCCATGAACGAGGTGGCCAGGATGCGCCGCGGAGACGTGACGGGGGCCAGCTTCGGCTTCGAGATCAGGGACATCGAGCGGGAATACGACCAGTCCAAGGGGACGATCCACCGGATTCTCAAGGACGTGAGGCTCTATGAGGTCTCCGTCTGCACCTTCCCGGCGTACCAGAAGACCGCGGTCGGCGTCCGGGAGGAAAACAGGGCGGCGGCGTCGGAGGAGAACCGGACATGGCGCGCCGAGAGGCAAAACAGGCTGAAAAAGCTGAAAAAGGAGGACTGAAACCATGGCACTGAAGCAGCTGCTCATCGCCCGTCAGCTGACGGAGCTGAGAGCGCAGAAGGACGAGCTCGGGAAGGCGATCGCCGGGATCGAGGAGAAGCGGACCGCATGGAAGGAACGGGAATCCATGGCGGAGGCCGCGCTCGCCGAGATGACGGACGAGACGACCGCAGAGGAGAGGGCCGCTTTTGACGCCGAGTGCGCCG